ATTATCTTAGATTTGTTGGACATGATATGAGCTATATAGTTAACCAAAAGGTTAAACAAGCTAAAGTTAATGATTTGAAAAGTAGATTTACGCAGGGTGCAATTCCTAAAAGAAAAGTAGTAGTAAATAATCCTGCTAATAAAGATCGTATTTTATTATAATGTAATTTTAAATTAAAAGAACATGGCGTTTTCTGTTAGAGAAATTAAGCGTGGTGATTATGTTACTGACGGATATTCTAATGAAGATACGTTAGCAAAGCTAATGATCGAGAAAGCTGAGAAGTTGCATCCTACGCTTACTTATTTATGGGGAATGGATAGTGATAAATTTCCCCTTACTACCATGACAGAAGGTAATGCTTCTAGTGGTGGTGTTAAAGAGATCAACGGTGTTGAATTTACATGGGATGTTATGGGTAAAGCTAGACATCACGATGAAGTTGTAGCATTTGATGCTGTTGATAATCCTTATCCTGGTAAGAATAACTTACCATTTTATGTCTATTTTAAGTCCAATTTATTAATTGAACAGTATGGAGTTCTTGCACCTGATGGTGTTACTAGGTGTCGTATTATGGAAGCTCCTAAGAAAATGGGTGAAGGTCGTTGGAGATATACCTTTGAACTTAAAACAACTGATCCTACAGCTTATGTACCTCTTAGTAACTTAGTTGCTGGTAAGCATTGGGTTATGGGTGCTCCTACTATTCCTGAGTCTTTCTCTAGAGGTAATAGAAGTAATGTTCGTGGACCCGGTAAAATGCATAATCAAATTAGCTTTAATAGATACACTAAACATATTGGTGGTAATCTTGCTAATAAGATTGTAGATATTGAGTTCCCGACTGAAAGTGGTGGTACTACTAATCTCTGGATAAATGAAGAGATGAGGCAGTTTGAAATTGATATGCGTCTTTATAATGAAGAGCATTATTGGACTTCTGAATATAATAGGTTGCCAAATGGTGAACTTATTATGAAAGATTATGATTCTTCTCAACCTATTCCAGAAGGTGCTGGTATGTTTGAAATGATCAAAGAAACTAATTATGATACTTATGGTTATTACCTTACTATTCAGAAACTTAAAAATACTATAAATGAAGTATTTGATAAGGATAGTGATACTGGTAATATGGAGATTGTTCTGTATTGTGGTGATGGTTTCGCTGATGATTTTGATTTCGCTATTAAATCTGATGTTTCAGCTAATGGTTTCCAGCAAGCTCTTGGAGAAAAGATGATTAATGGTGGAATAGGACAGTTGTCTTATGGTAATTATTTTACTCAGTATAGGGATATTAAGGGTAATACAATTACTCTTAAAAAATTACATTTGCTTAATAGAGGTCTTTGGGCTGAAAATGATAAAGCTAATGGTAATTTGCATCCTCGTACTCAGAAGCCAATGAGTTCTCATGTTGGTATATTTGTAGACCATTCAACTTATAATGGTGTTCGTAATGTTCAAATGGTTCGTCAAAAAGGACAGGCTGATATTATAGGTATTTATAAAGGTTTAGCACCTATACCTGCATCTTGGGCTCCTAGTGTTATTGGTAATATTATATCTACTGATGAAGATAAGTCAAGTTATGAACGTAAATTCAGTAAAGGTATTAATATCAATAATACAACTGGTTGTTTTATGTTACAGTGTAAATTATAATAAATTTTAATAAAATGAGTGAAAATAAAGCTGCTGAAATAATTGAAAGTAAAGCTGACTCTTCTTCTCCTGTTACAGTTCCTAAAGAAGTTACTATATTCCGTAAGGAAGAAAGTTCTGCTTATTTTAAAAGAAACGCTAAATTTATACCTGAAGGTAAAGTTAAAATAGGAAGTTCTATTAATGGCGTTAATAGGTTAAAATCTAGTATGGATGAAATGGCAGTATATATGCCAGTATTACTAGGTATTGACAGGAATAATCCTAAATATAATGAAAGTGTTGATCTTTGGTTTAATAATATATCCAGAGTTGTTCCTGAAAGAGGTTTAACACTTCAAATTGGTTTTACTTATAATAATGACAATGCTAGGAAAACAATAGAAGATATAGAAGAAAGTATATATGAACGATATAATCGAGCTAGTAAAACTACTTCTAAAGATCGTAATAAAGCTATTGAAACTAGAGATGCTGAAATTATTAATCTAGAAAAGACCAAATATAAATATGGATTTCCCATTAATGTATCTGATTATTTATTGTGGAGATATTGCTTAGTTTATGGTGATGTAGCTAATGACATTGCTGTAATTAATATGGCAGGTGGTATCAGGTTTTATATTTATGATGCTAAAAGAGAAGAGTATAAAGAGAAAATTAAATGGGAGATCAGGAAGAAGGCTTCTATTATATATGTTAAGTTATTTGAAATGCCAGATACAGTTGATAATATGCTATGGACAGACAGGGGTAACCAGGTTGATATAGTTAATTTAACTGATATGGATAAGTATAAAATGCTTGAAAATATGTATAAAGCTAATCCTGCTGATTTCATTAAATTGTATGAAGATAAAAATCTTGAAACAAAGTCTATTATAGAACGTATGATTCACTTTGGTATTCTAAAGAGATTGGAAAATAGTAGCGTAATTGTGGATGAAAATAATGATATTATTGGTAATAACATAGATGAAGCTATTACATTCTTTAAGAATATTGAACGTAATAAGGCTGCTATTACAAGATTTAAAAGCAAGTTGAGGGAATATACTAATGGATAGTGTAGAAATGCACATAAACTTTAGAGTCTTATTTAATGAAGTAAACAGTAATAAGAATAAACGGTTTCTTCCACAAGAAATTGATCTAATTCTTAATGATCAAATGGGTGCTTTTGTTGAAACTCGTACAGCTCCTTCAGGTAATTATAAAGATGAAGGTTTTGAAGAGAGTCAAAAAAGACTAGATGATATCAGAACTGTTATTAAAGAGGGTACTACAGATCAAACTGATCCTGAATATAGTAAAAAGACTCCCCTTACTTTAAGTAGTTTTAGATTTGGTAAGTATGTTAATTTACCTGCTGATTATTTAAAGTTAATTAGTGATTGGTCAGATACATATGATAATTGTTTAAATTATTATATTAAACCTAATAGATTATTTACAAATAATAGGAAAGTTCAACTTGCGTTAAATGATCCTTTTCATAAAACGCATCCTCAATCTCCTGTTAGTCAAATTGTAAATAATGAATTAAGGGTTTATGAAGATGGCTTTACAATCTCTAATATACATATAAGTTATGTGTATAAATATCCTGCTATTAAGTATAATACTCAAGATTGTGTATTACCAGTTCATACTCATAGAGAAATAGTGAATATGGCTGTTAATAAAGTAAATTCTGTTTTGAATACAGGTAATTACGAAAAGTATTTGAATGAAATATCTAAAAACGAATAATAATGGAAAGATTGTTGATTACTAAAAATGGTGTAGCTTATTCTGCAACTACGGATGCTGGTACTGCTAATAGTTTAACTACTAGGCAGGCTTTAGATACCTTAAAAGAGGGTTCTATTGTAGCTTTTGAAAAGAATGGCACACGTGTTACTGCTGATGGTTCATTTACTAAAACCGATACTAAGGGTGTATTTGCTTTAGGTATGCCCAGTGGAGTTAATACTAGAGTATCTCCTTTGATTAATTGGAATACTTTATCTTATAATAAGAATCTATATAAAGCTGCTACTGCTCAGGTTACTGTATTAGGTGATGATGGAGTTGCTGCTATGACTACTGGTGCTTTTACTAGCGCTATGATAGGTACTCAATTTAAGGTTACAGTTGCTTCAACTTCTGGTGATTTCCAGGAAGGTACTGCTGCTCTTTTAAAGGATGTTAGCACTGGTTTGAATATAGATGCTGATACTGATTTGACACTTGGTCAGATTGTAGAAGTAGTCGCTGCTGGTACACCTGATGCTTGGGGTGGTGCAACTCTTACTTCTACTTTAGCTGGTACTTTAACTATAGGTACTAAAGTTGTTGGCGCAACGTATGGAGTGCAAATTATAGATTTAGAAAAAGAAACTTGGGAGCGTAATAGATTTGATGTATCACTTACTATTACTGATGCATCTATGACAGATGCTGCTTTACTTGCTGCTCTTGTAGCTGCATTTAATGTTGATGAAAATGCTTCTGCTATTGCAACTGCTGCTGTTACTACAGGTGATGCTGGTATTTCTTTCACAGGTGTAAATGCTGGTGAAAGATTTAAAATATTGGCAACTGGTTTGCTATATGGTAGTGATGTAACAGATGATGGTTCTGGTTTATCTCAAGTAGCTACCACAGGTGAAGGTACTAATGCTCAAATATTAGCACTTGAAGCTGCTACTAATTCTATTGAGGGTAAAACTTCAACTGCTCAGGACAATCAACTTGGTGAAGTTTGGAAAGTCCCTTCTTTAGTTGAAAGTGGTATTAATTATACGGTATATGTCCTTGAATGGACAGATCAAAGAGAAGTTGCATATCCTAGCAATAATGCGAATCCAATGCATAAAAGACTTAATATAGCAGTTCCATCTGCTGATAGTACAATGATTACAGCTATGGATAATATTCTGGCTGACTTGGTTGCTTAAGATTAGGGAAGTGGAAAGCGAATAGCGATTGACGGTACGCGAAGGCGGACACAAGTCGCGGGCATGGGCGCAATGAGTCAAGATCTTACGGAAGGAACGAGTAGGTGGAAGCCGAGTCGCGATGTC